CTTTTTCCCATTTGAGCCTCAAGGGCATCTCTAGCTCTTTGCAGTTCTTCAATTCTTTTTTGATTTTCTTCTGAAATGATAGGATCTATCATGCCAAATGAAGCAGCAAAATTACTTATTGTATTTATGATGTGTATGACTGCATTACTGAAAACACCAAACACTTTAATGGTTGTTTTTAGAATTTCTAAAAATTCTTGTGCAAGATAATCCCCAAGACTTTTGAAGCCTAGTTCTTTAATGTCACCATTAAGATCTATAACAAATTGGGCAAAATCTGTAGATACTTGTTCAAGGATCGGTGCTAGACCTGCTGTAAATTGATCCATTACACCTCTAATAGCAGTTTTTACTCTGGTAAATTCATCGGCAAAATTAGCAACACCTTTAGCTGCATCTGTTGATAGGACTGCTCCCAGATTTTCAGCATCAGTAAAAAACTCTTGCATTGCCTCAGAGCCATTTTTCATCAGTGCTACTAAGGCCACACCTTCTGAATCAAAGAACTTAAATGACTGTCTGACAAGCTCAGAAGCATCTTCTGTGCTAGCCATAGCATCTGAAACATCTAGCATGACATCTTCAATATCTCTGGCTTGGCCTGCACTATCAAATAATGCGATACCTAAAGCATTGAGGGTGTCTTTGGCTTCTCCAGTGCCTTTTCTGGCTTCAGCTACCCTTCTGCTAAACCTTTGTAAGGCCATATCAGCAGTTTCTGATCTAATACCAACTTGTTCTGCTGCAAATCTGAATTTTTGTAAAAACTCTGTCCCTACTCCTAGCTTTTCTGAAGTTTTGACAAGTTTATCAATCCTTGCTGTAGAAACACCGACTGCTATACCTACTGCTGTAAAAGATGCTGCTGTTGTTTTAGCAGCTAAACCCAAACCTCTTTGTATGAGTTTTGTTTTTCTGTCTATGGTATCAAGACCCCTTTTGACATCTTTAAAAGTTTTATCAAACTTATTGATACCCTGGAGAACTATATTTATTTTTTCTTTAGCCATCTTTTTGTCTTTGTTCCTTTATTTTAAAGTAAGCCACCCATAATTGGTATTCTTCAACAGTCATTTGTTGAACTTCATATAAAGTTTTGTTAAGGGCTTCAGCTAGGGCTAGCTGATTGAAAGTGTGATTATCTTCTTCTAATTTTTTTTTATGACATCTTGTGGTTGCTGATTCATGATGTCATTGGCTACTCTAGCAAGAACATCTTTGTCAACATCGTTCAAGAGAGCATGTTTGTCTTCAAGGGTAAATAGAGGATCTCCCTTCTCATCCAAAGACTTTAACATCACAACATAAGCTAACATTTCAACGGAATCATCGTTAGCAAATCTCATGAGTTTTTTGGTTTCAAAAAGATTGAGGGGCTTGGCATAGATTACCAAGTCCCACTCTGGAACATCAATCTTTTTAATTTCTAAGGTGTTGAAATGTGCCTTAGCTTTGTCTATTGCTTTCACTTATTATGATTGTGCTGTTGTGTCTAATGCACCTGTTCCTTGTAATGTGAAAGATGTTTCAACCAAGCCATCGTAAGCTTGATTGATTGTAATACCAGTAACAATGCCTGTGCCTGATCTTTCCATTAAACCAGAACCTGTACCTTCAGATCTAAATACACATGCAACACTTGAGCCAATTGTAAATTCAGCTTGTCCAACATCATCTTCATCAAACAAAGCATCAACTGAAGCTGTAAAGCCTTTTAGAGATGATTTATAAGTTCTAGATGTGTCGCCCATTGATGTGTCTTCAATGGTATCTGCACTTTCTTCAATAGAGAAAGATCTGATTTCACCAAGAGCTTGACCTGCTATGGTTACTACTCCTGCTGATCCTTTTACTGTACCTGCCATATTTATGTTCCTAAAGTTCCTTCTGTATGATGATAACAAATCTCAAAAGTCATAACAACAATTGCTAATGGGTTATCACCTTCTCCATTATATGATATTTCTGTGCTAATAAGATAGCTATCTTTAGCTAAATTATTGATTAATCTATCGCCATACAAGGCTTCTTCTACTTCTTGGCAGATAGTATCTATGGTATCGTCATAGTTACTGTTGGCTTTGACATAAGCCTCAACCACTAGATTCAACATTTTTTCAATGGTTCTTGGTGGTGTCATAACGATAGGCTCTGAGGCTTCCTCTGTGGTATAGACCAATAAGCAAGGCAATTTGTTGTTTTCTATTGGATAGACCCTGGATTGAAAGACATTAGAGCCAGTAGTAGCAAGACCTGTCAGGGTTGTTGCTACTCTCTCTCTAATTTGTTGTCTGTAATGAGCCATAACTTATTGTAGCTTATTTGCCTTGACCTCTGTATTTTTTATAGTTTCTTCTTTTGTGTTTATTAAGAGTTGAACTACCAAAGTTTCTTCTGCCTTGGCATGTTTTTTTACCATTTTGTCCTGCTGCCGGCTCATGCCCTTTGCTGAACTGCAGTTTAGTTTTTTTAGGCATTACTTATCTTTTGTGTTAGATGCACCAAAATAGAATGAGATAACTGCTGATGCTAGCCCACCCAAATAACCAAGCACAAGGTTGATTAGAGCTTCTGAGTTCTGTTCTGGTGGTTGCAAGGTAACTAAGAAGATATAACCCATAAAACCACCAAGAGTAATAAAACCTAAGAGTTTTGAAGTCCAGTCATTGCTAAAGTTCTTCCTAGCATCTTGAATGTCTTCTGTTTCTAATCTAAATACATCCACATCAAGCTCTTTCATTTTTAATTCAAATTCATTGTCAGCTTCTTTGAGCTTTAACATTTCATCTGGTGTAGCTTGTCTGATAGCCTTCTCTACTGCTTGTTTGTTGTTAGGCACACCTAATTTTTCAGCTATCATGCTGACTGCTGCACCACCTAAGGGAGATCCTAAAGCTGACCCAAGTGCAGGTGCTACTGTAGCTACTAAGTTTTTTAATTTATTAATCATCTGTATATCCTTCCATTTCTAAATCTATGGTGTCATCTATAGAAGCTAACATCTCTCTTGGTATATAGATATCAAGTTTGATAAACCTATCACCACTGACAACACTGTCTAAATATAGCACAAATAATTTTTCATAATCAGATCGTGCTATCCAATGTCTATCTCTCAGACTTCTTTGCTTGCAGTCATACTGCCAGGCTTCATCTAATTGTGCTTCACTATATAAAATCATTAGTCTTGCAATATCAACACAGTCACTCCTGTGCCATCGTCTTGAATTTCTGTAATGTTGTAAGTGACACCACCTACTGTAATGGTGTCATCTGTATCTATGCCTGTGATGTCTTGTGATCGGCAATGCACCATAGGTTGAAAACCAGTAACATCTACTGATTCACCAGGAATTGCAAAGTATTCTTTATTGATGATAACTTTGATAGAACTGCCAGCACCATCAATTGTTACAGTTGCAGTGCTACCATGTGTTTCAGTATCAAAAAAGTTTTCTAGATCTTGATTAGTCTCCAGAGCCATCTCTTTCTTTTACCTTCTTGATTGCTCTATCAGATGATTTGGTTTTGATTTCTTTGTATTCACTGCACCCTAAAGGCTTGAGAATCTTTTCAAAATCTCTTTCATTACACTCAATGATGCTACCTGCTTCATATTGTGTTGAATTATAAAATACTGATTTACTTGCTAGTGCTTTCATTTTTCTTTTTTCCTCTTGGTTTATAGATGTTACCCCATCCGTTCTTTTGATATGCTTGTGCTACATCTTTTGACAGCTCCTGCATATCGCCACTTTCTACTCTGCCACCAGGCAAGTAGCAAGTTTGGTTGAATAAAAATTTAACTTTTTCCATTTCTTTATTATACACAAAAAAAAGGGCTACCTAAGTAGCCCTACAACACAGTTAGATAATAATTATGTAACTATGTCTTTGATAACTGAGAAAGCATCATCATGTCTAAGTGCAATGTCTAAGTCCTGGAAGAATGCCAGTCTTGTACCACCACTTGTGCTTAATGAGCTTTGATCCACTACCACATCAACTCCACTGTAAAAGCCGAGTAGAAGCTGTGAGAAGTCACCAAATAAAAGTGCTGATAGGTTAGAACCTGTACCTTTTGAAAGATCACTTGGTACTAGAGTTGATGATTTGTAATCATAACCTAGAATCTTGTTATCTTCCCCAAGAATAAAGTTACCTTCAACACCAGATGCTTGTTTACCAGTTGTTCTTAGATTTGCTGTAACTTTAGGGTTACCTAAGAAACATGTTGATTCATCATTGATAATTGCATTATCAACTTCAACTGCTTCAATCATATCTACAACTTTAGCATAAGTAATAGCACCACCATTTGTACCAATTGACACAACATTACCTGTTGAAGAAGAAATGATACCTGAAGGCTCATTTGAACCCCCACCTTCAATCGCAACTTCATCAATCTTTCTTGCAAAAGTATTGATAATGTCATTTCTTAGTACAGCTTCTACTGATGGGTCTGATTGCATCATTAGCTTTCTTGAAACATCTACATAAGCAGCAAGTGTCTTTGGAGACATTGTTACTTGTGAGAATACTGCAGCACCTTCTGATGGAGCTGAACCTTCAGCAACAAAAGCACTGTTTGAAGTAGCTGTTGCTAGTTTAGGTATAGCCACATCACCAACCAAGCCATTTAAGACCTGTGCGCCTGCTTCACCAATTCTTAGGCGAGCATACAAGGCCTCAACAAATTGATCTGATAAATGGTCTGTAGGCTTTAAGAAACCACCTTCTGAGTTTGTACCAACTGTTTGATCTCTTTTGCCAAAATTAATGTTTGTTGGCATGTAGAAACCTCTTGCTGATTTTCCAGTTCTTGATGCAATTTCATCTGAAACTTCTTTTTCAAGACCTGAAAGTGTACCACTTGCAGCTTCTCTGACAGCTTTTAGCAATGAGTATTGTCTTTGCTCTGTTTCTTTCATTTCTACATTAGATGGTAAGTCTAATGGCTTATTTGCTAGAGTTTCTAGAAGTTGTCCTCTGAATTGTTCTAGAGATATACCTGCTGAAACAGCTTCATGTCCTAAATCTCTTTTGTTGTGCTTTGCAGCAAGATCTAAGATAGCAGCATTGTCTTTAGCTAGTTGCTCTCTGATTTCATTTGGATTAACTTCTGGAGTTTTATTTTCTGTATTTTCCATTGTTATTTCCTCTGGTTTATTGGATTTTACTTGCACATCCTTAGATCTGCCAAAACCTACAAGCCTTGACTGGTCAGCAGGGATGCTTACTGCTGAAACCTCAAGAGGTGTCCAACCCTGAACTCTATAGACAGGGATACCTTCCCTCTCGCCCTCTTTTTCCATCTTATTGACTTGGTAGCCAACAGATATGTTTTGTCGTATGCCATCTTTCACATCTTCAAAGACTTCTTGTGCCATTCTGCTCTTTGAAAATCTTACTTTAGCAACTGTTCTTTTATTGTCTTTATCTATACCAAATCTTTCTACCACACCTATTTGCTTAGTAGAATCATGATCTAGTAATAATGGAGATCTGCCTTGTGCCATAAATGACATGTCAATCTCTTCTTCTCTGTGTCCTAAAACTTCATAACCAAAGTTTCTCATGACAGGTTCTTCTGAAGAAACACCTATTTCTATAGTTCTGCTTTCTTCATCTATTTTATTCCTATCAAACTCAAAAGACCTTTGTAGGCTTTCTTCACCATAGAGGTTAGCCATGTCCAGGCTTTCTTCATTGGCTCTGTTATCTTCTTCCACTTGGTCATTTCTTTCCATTTCTTCTTCATGATGTGATTTCTCCTCTTCTTCATCCATGTAGCCATTTTCCTGAACCTCTTCAGGTTCTGGCATTGATTTACCAAACTCAACAATATATGAATCGTCTGTCTCTCTGATATCTTTGATATGTCTAGCTTCTGTGTCCATATTGGCTATTCTATCACTATTTTCTTCTGAAGATAAAGGGTGTGCTTTTGGTAATAAGTCTGTGTCATGTTTGCCAGACCTAAATTTAAGGTTTCTGAGGGCAAATAAAAAGCTATTCACTCTAGCTAAACCCCATTGTTCTGGTGTCTTTACACTCGGTCTAACACTGCCAGGATTGCTTTCAAAAGCTCCTCTACCTCTCATATAGACCTTTTCTAGTGTGCCAACATTGGTTTTTCTTTTGGGATCGTCACCATATTCTTCATTGTGTTCATCTGCTTTGGCTTGCAATGATTTTTTGATAGGTGCTGCGGCTTGTCTTTCTTCTTCTTTCTTTAATCTTTCTACAATGGCTCTTGACCAACTAAAGCCTGCATCACCACCCCATAGTTTCCATGCGATGACACCATTTGACGGATAGCCATCTTCCCCTGGACTAAAACCTTCTGCTTCTTTGTCTACCTCATGCCTAGAAAAAAAGCTAAACATTCTTTTGACTGTTGATTCTGACAGGTTTTTGCCATTGACAATATCTCTAGCTCTTGAGATCCCAACCTGTGTGCCACCTCTGCCATGCTCTCTTCTTAAATCTAAGCCTTGTTGAGCTTGCTCAACCATGCCCTTTGTTGGTTTATAACTGGCCATTTTTAGTTTTCTTCCATTTGTTCTTTTTGGCATTCTCCATGTTCTTGCCAAATATCAATTCCCAACCTTCATCAAACTTCTCTTGATCTGTCGGTCTTCTTTTAGACCCTTTGCCATTGCTAGGATTCATCTTCTTCACCTGTCACTTCTGGGTCTACTGGCATCTTCATTGCCCCAAAAGGTTGATATGCTGTCTGCACTCCATACTTATCGGCTAACTGCTCTTCTCTTTGATGCTGTTCATATAACTCTTCTACATCACGACCATAGTTAGCTTGAATATCTTGCATAGTAACTACACCTGCTTGCAAACCATCAACATTGGCTTTAACTTCTTTAACAGGATCAATCCAACCCCAAGACCTTGGCACAAAGATTGCTGCATCAGCAAACTTCTCATATTTGTCCAATGGTAATGGGAAGTTATTTTTGAAAGACATGCTTTGGAATAACCATCTCTGGAAGACTGGCTCAAGAAAATGCTCAATCATAAACTGTTGCAAGATTCTGTAGTTATCTCTTTCTTCTAGTGTGCCTTGTCTGATAGATGAATAATTGACACCCTCTAAATTATTGGCAAGTGAAACATAAGAAACACCTAAACCAGAAGCAATACCTCTTAGCACTGCTTTATGGAAAGCATCAAAGCCTGATGTTGGGTGTTGTGGGTCAAAGGTTTGAAAACCCATGCCATCCGGTAGTTGCTCAAATGTGCCTGCTTCTGCAGTCATAATCGGTGTATAGTCATTCTCTGTATCTTCACCAACATAACCATCACCATGTGGGCTAGTAAAGAAACCCATTTTAGAAGCACCAACTCTAGCTGCTACCAATTCTGCTTCTTCATAACCATCAAGCATTTTTAATCTGTTGAGAGCTGTGGACATGAAAGGCACACCTCTGGTTTGCTCTGCTCTGTCTGGCATATAAGCATGTAAAATTTCTTCTGCATCTACTTTCTGATGTTGTCTGGTTCTGGTTTTAAAGTAGGTATCATGTGGATGCTCACTGAATATCCAGTAAAGTTCTGGCTTACCAAACTTGTCTATTTGCACACCCATGATGATTTCAGAATCGTTGTTTAGTGATTGGTTCTTTTCTTCATCAAGATAATCAGCATCTAAAAACTGTATTCTGAATGGGTCTTCTGAATTACCAGTATTGAAATACCTAATTAAAACTTCACCATCTCTGGCTAATGATTCCATAAATAACTTTTGACAATCCAGGAACGATAGCCTGCCATCTACTGTGCAATTACCTTTTTTACACCACTTTTTCCATTCTCTTTCAATAAGATTGTTACCAACCATATCTAGTTGATTATTAGGATCTCTTGCTTTTGATTGTAATCTGATGCCATTTTGACCAATGACATTAGTCACTAGCAATTGCAAATATCTTTTAGCATAGTCATTGTTCCTGGCTTGATCTCTTGACTTGTCTCTTAATGCTCTAAGATTAAATCTAATTGATGAATCTGCTGAAGAAGAAGTTGCTTTGAAATCATTAAATAACCTATGAGGTTTTGCTGCTGCATAGCTTCTTTTAGTTCTTTTTCTTTTTTTAAATATATTGTCCCAGATTGCCATGTTTAAAACCTTACTTTGACTAAATTGCCTGAATCTTGTTTGTTTTTGATTCTACTTTTTTTAATTTCTTCCAGATATTCTGCTCTATACCTATTCCTAAATGTCATTAAATCATCTATTGACATTCTTGATAATGACCGACCTGCTATGCTGTAGCTCATTTGGTCTTGCGAGGCACGACCCTCAATAGTTGCTTCAATAGCATCTAGCACTGTTTTGGCATGGCTTCTGACATCGGCATTGGAATCAGAGAAATCTTCTACTAATTCTGCTCTGCCATTGTCAACAGCAATTCTCTGACTGTCTGAAGTTCTTGTTATGAATACATAATACAGATATGCGTTTGCTGTATATGCTGCTGTCGTTGCTGAAGCCACTTCAACAATATAATCGTCACTGGTTTCAGTTGCAGTAATCGTGAATTGGTTTGCACCGCCACCACCACTATCTCTGTGAAATTCATAAGTAAGTGCATATTCACTTGGGTCATATATAGATGCTAGGTCTGGTCTTCTCCACATCCACCTATCACCAATAACCAAAGTATCTGGTTCTTGTGTCGGATAATTTGCTCTGTCAAATAAGTTTGCCATATAATGTCTATATTCTAGATTATAAGGCTAGTCCTTCCAAGAAGTTGCAAAGTTTCTTGGGGTTTTCCTTTGTAATCTTCTCCTAATAATAACAGATGGCTCTTGATTTTTTACATTTTTTTCTATATTTGTTGGTTTTGGTGCTGTTTTTAGTGCTTCAAAATTGGGTTGTAGTATGTAAGCTGCTGCCACTCCGTATATCATCGTATCTAGGGCTTCATTTCTTTTTCTGGTCTGTTTCCATACCACAGTCTCTTTTCCCCTATACATTTTGGTTATTTTCTTTTCTGCAGAGAGCTGTTTAAAGTATTCTTCATCCAGTGTGTTAGGAAAGTGTATCAAAACCCTATCTTCATGATTTATTCTGGCATGAATCCATTCTTTACCAGTATCAGATCCTACCGGATATAACACAGCTCTTCTTCTACCGACAAAGCTAGGTTTGCCTGCAATTGGTTTGCCTGGTGCTGACATACCTTTGATAGCAAAGATTCTTCTGGCTTGTCTTTGTCTAGTAAACTCATAAACCATATCGGTGTGCAAACCACCACTATCAATACAAGTACAAGCGATAGGTAGCCTTCTGCCATCTTGAGTATTAAATGTAGATTTCAAATATGTGTCTAACTCCATCCAAGTTTCTTTAGTTGATGGATTGCCCCAAATTATTCTGTATTCCACTACCCAAGTTTCAAAATCTTCACCAATGCCTAAGACCTGTACTTCCAGTCTATCTTTCTGAGTATCTACACCTGCTGTCAAGAATAAGATATCACTAGGGATGGCTTCATGATTGTAATTTTCACATCTTTCTAGCAAGTGATCTGCCTGAATAGATTCACCCTGATCTTCAAAAGTTTCACCCAGTGTAGTATTGATGAATGTTTGCAACATTTCTGGTGACTTCTTAGCTTCTAAAAAATCCAAGACTATTTCTTTGATGGTTCTAAAAGGTGAGTAAAGCTCTGATATATGGAAACCTGCTTTGTTGCTTTCTTTGGTTTTCTGCCATTCCCCATTCATCAACATCCATTGCTTTTTGCTTTCATCTATTACTGAGCCACAATGCTCACAGACCAACGATGCTGTTTCTGGTTTGCCTTCTTCCCAAACCACATTCTTCCATAAGAGTTGTTGTTTTTGATTGCACTCTGGACAAGGCACATGATAAACCCTCTGATCTGATTGCTCATAGGCTTTTTCTATTCTGGACATGCCCTTGATGGTTGGGGTAGAAACCATAATGACCTTTCTGTTGTAATAGGTGGTGGTTCTTTTTCTAGCCAAATTTATCGGATCTCCTTCTGTACCTGCTGAGAATGGATATCTATCCACCTCATCACATAACAATATTCTTATCGGTCTTGAAGCTAAACCTGATGCTGAGTTTGCACCTACTATGGTGATATGACCACCAGGAAACTTTTTGTGTAGTGTGGTGTTCTCTGCATCTCTGGTTCTAGGATCTTTAACCTTGTCTTTGAGTTTGGTTGTGTCTCTTAACATGGGTGCAAGTCTGTCTTTAGAGAAAGTCTGTGCCATTGATAAGGTTGGTTGCAAAACTAAGATAGGTGCAGGCTCTTGGTCTATGTAATAAGCAATGGTATTGAGAATAAGTTCTGTTGCACCAACTTGAGCTGACTTCATAAAAGTGACTTCTTCAATGGATGGATCATTGATGACATTCATGATCTCTCTTTGAAATGGCACTCTGTCGGTTCTCCATTGTCCAGGCTCTGCAGATGATTCAGATGAAAGTTTTCTAAAGTTATCACTCCAAGAATCTATAGAAAGATCTGGTGGTGGTTTCCAAGTGTC